CAGTAATTTCGTTTGCTGTACCAGCGAACTTAACATCATCCAGAACAGAGTAGGAAGATGTCAGTCTAAGAAGCGCACCACCCGTAGTGGTTACAGCGCGAATATCATATTCGGTACCAATCGAGCTAGCACCACCACCAACGTCAAAGTTTCTGACAACACCGTCCGTACCCTTCAACTTCATAGTCAAAACGGTATTTGACGTTGCTTCAAGAACAACGTCACCGTTCTGTAAAGGGGCTACGGAACTAGGGGGTCTGAGGAGATTCGGTGCCTCCTCGGGCATTCTGCGAATTGTCAGGGACATTACTGAGAGGCAGTCTGTTTTCTATGTGTATTTAGCTTCAACCAATCCGCGCATGTATCGAAGTCATCGAAAAACACCGTGCGTCCATCGAAGCAGGTATAAAATTTGTTCAGATAAGAGTCGTAAGAAATCCAATCTTCGACGTCATCTTTATGGTCTTCAGCGACTTGCTCGCGATACCATTGTGGGTTATCGATAATCTCATCTCTAAGATCTTCGATAATGTGTAGACGATCCTCTGGGACTTCACTCATAAGACAAACCTTATGTACATGTCTATATTTAGTCCTGTTCTTCTAGGTCTGTAATTCTTTCAGCTCTTTTTGCCCAGGTATCACCACCACTCATACCTCTTGATGGATTGATACACTGCTCATTACCAAAGTCATTACATACTAATCCAGCGAGATCAAGCTCACTGTGATCAGAGGTATTTCCTGTACGCCAATAATGCTTACCGTTTACCCAGGTAGCACCACACTTCTCACAAATCTTTGTGCTCAGTGTCTCGGAGGAATTCTCCATAATCTTTCTCCATCTGTTTCTTGAGAACTTTCAGTTGTCGTTCTAGTTTCTTTCTTAAAAAATAAGATCGAATCTTGACAACTCCATATCTAAGCTCCAAGTCAATATACTGGAACAACCGTATCGTCTCATCAACTCCTGCGAACAGGCAGAGGGCAAAAACAATAACGATTATATAAAGACTAGCTTCCATAAGAGTAGGATTCAAACGCTAAGAACGCAGGCACATCCTGGATCTTCTCTGTCTCCAGATAAGAAATAATGCGACAACCTGGATATATCTTAGACGCTTGAGTCTGAATGTCAACTCTTTGGGGTTTGTTGAGCTTGGGGAAAAATAACTGGACGCGGTACATCCTCCCACGCCAGACAAGCTCAACGTGATAATACTTGCCGTACTCGTTAAGACGCGCTGCCATCAGGCGACCATCGCGCTAACTTCTGTACAATGAACGTCAGAACCGTTACTGCCGTCAGGATAGATGGCATACTTAACGGAGTTTCTTACTTCGGCAGTGCCAGTGAAAGCAGCGAAAGCAGAACCATCAACGTTCAGTGAGATAGTGCTAGGGGTTACAGCGCTAACAGTTGCGTGAGTCACATTGTAATCACCAACAGCAGCACCACTAACAGTTACCGCATCGCCAACACGAAACTCGTTATGTACACCACCTTCTCTAGCAAGGGTAGCAACGATAGGGTTAGCAGCAGTAGCAGCAGTAATCAATTCTCTTCTAGGAGCTTCATGCTTTACCAGAACAGACTCACCTGCGGTAACATGAAGACCACCAGCGCTAGCATCAGGGTTAGCACCGAGAGCAATCTGACATGCGTCCTTACCAGCTGCTACCGAAAAGCGGTAGATGCCAGTAGCGACTGTCATTGCGCCAGACACTGTATTTGCTTGACTGTTCACACTAACAGTAGGTCTGTAAGCAGCAGCCTTAAGAATAGGACCAGACATAATTTTTTAGTAAGTTTTCCCTGTCTTATTTATTCTTGGAAGCATCCTTCAGCATCTTCTGTAGATCTGCTGTGCTTCCAACGAACAATGCGTTTGTGACGTTAGTAGGTCCACGCTTGGACTCTTCCTTGACGTCTTTTGTTTTCTTCTGGAGATCCATCAGTTTATCTGTGGTATCTGCCACGTGCTTGATCAACTGACCAGCAACTTCATATGCTCTTGGATGATCGGATGACATAGCAACATCGAGCGCACCGCTGATAGCTTCTTGTCCTTTCTCAATCAGATTATAGAGCTGTGCTCTACTGTATTCATGGTCATCGTCTACCTGGTCTCTCTCCTTTGGTGGAGGAGCAGGTTTGGTTGGTTCGACTTTTGAGATTTCACTCACAGTCTCGAACGCTTCGTCTAGCCCGTCAAACTTATCCATAGAAAGAAGTCATCTCATTGAATCCAAAGTCATCACCGCTATCGAGCAGAGCATCATCGGTAACATTAATAATATCAATCACAGCACCAGCAGCATGTTCTGCCTTTGTAGTATTATTCATACCACGGGTGACAGTGATAGATGTGCCATCAGGTTTTGTCTTGACCTTCATAACCTCATTATTAATCTCGATCAAGTCACCGATACTGAAGACTGTACTGTCGGTAACCTTCAGAGTTGCGAAACGCTTGTCTACACCTTCGGTGAGGTTGAGCCCAGCACCATCCTGGTCCTCGTCTCTGAGTGCTGCTGGAGTAACTTGATACTGAACTCTGCGTGGAGCAAGCTCGCGATTGACGCCAGTTTTGTAATCGACTTTTGCCTTTTTGATAGGAGCGCCAGTCTGAGAGGGACCAAACACATACGTCTTCACAGTGAAAGACATATCTACTGTGGTTAGTTTTCTCTGAGTAAAGTCTCCTTCATAGTCATCACTATAGTTGATGCTATTCATGACAACAGGAACATCACGAAACTCTTTGAGATCATCAATGATCTTCACCGTCACGTTGTATGATGGTTGGAAGAATGGCATGATCTGCTCAAGAATTTCTAGAGCTTCATCATTAGTCTTAGAAAGAATAGAGAGTGAAAACTCTAGGTTGTAAGGTACAGGAGTGTACATCTTACGAACAGCATTGTTACCGTCTGCTTTGAGTTCTAGGGTAACAGGGCTGAGTTTTCTGCTAGCATCATACTGAACACCAGTCATCTCAAATGAGATACGTGGCAGAGTAATCGCAACTTTCTTGTTCAGTTCGGGTTGCTGCTCAAGTCTTGCCAGAAACTTCTGCTTGGGTCCATACGCCAAAGGCACCTTCATTTTACTGTAGGTGCTACCGTCAGAGTTCTCTCGACGAACTTCGATATTATTAAACAAAGTACCGAAAGCGATAACGCACTTACGGATTACTTTATTGTATGTGTACCCAGTGTTTAACATTTTATGTTGCTATGCCGAATGGATTAGACTCAGTGAAGTCTAGAATGTCGTCTGCTTCAGTTTCAAACTCAACATTGTCATAATATTTATCATCTGTAGAGTCAATCGGATCAAAGCTATGTATAGTCACTGTTGCTCCAGTAGTGGAACCCATCAACAATTCTCCAACTAAGAAGTCTCCAGTTGGATTCTTAAGCTTCAACCACCCTTCTCTATCGTTCCAATCAGCAAGCATAGCAGTATTGCTAGTGCTACCCCCAGTAACAGACTCGCCATCTTTGAAAGTACCTTGTAATCCAGCAGGAACAGTTTGAATATCGAGAGATGCTGTAGTGTATCCAGAACCAGGACTGGTCACTACAAGTTTTTCTACCTGCGAATATCCAGAACCTTCACCAGTGATTTCAACCTTTGTGAGAGTTCCATTAGAATCGAAAGTAGGTGTAACTGTCGGAGTGTTACCACCAAATGGAGGATCAGTAAACTGGATGTAAGCTCTTGTAGCATCGTAACCCTGTCCACCATCTTGGATAGTGAGAGAGTTAAGTTTGCCTTCTTTAACTACAGGAATCAGAACTGCTGGTTTGACTGGTGTAGATCCACCAACCGAAACACCAATCATATCAGCACGAACTGTGGCACCAGTTCCATCACCATTGACAGTGACAGTAGGGGTAAAGTTGTATCTGCTTCCGTTAGTAGTTACGATAGCTTGGTCCACAGTCCCACCGTCAAGGCTAACAGTACCAGCAGCAGATGTACCGTTAACGGTAAGATAGTAGTATTTGACAGTGTATCCTGTATCAATGAGTTCTTCGTCTCCTTCAAAGATGTCTCCTTGTTCGTCGGAGTATTCAAAGAGCTCACACTTGAGTTTGTATGTGTAGTTTTTTCCGAGTTGGTAGAATGGTTCTTCATGCTCAACAAACTTAATCTCAAAAAAGTTTGACGTCAGAGGGAACCAAATAAGGTCACCTTCCTGAGGGCGTTCACCAACCTCAACCTCCTGATCTAGAAGAAGGAACTGAGCAATGAGATCGGAAAAACGTTGTTGTGATATCACCAATGTTACTTCATCTGATTGGCGAATGCCGAACTTTGTGAGCAAATCACCACCACCTTGGAAACCATCAAAGTTTTCCATGTATGCCTCAATGAGGTAGGAGTCATCAAACTCTGAGATTACTTCCTCATTGAATACGCCATCCTTCCTCACAAGCTGTCTGGGGATGTATAACACATCCATACCAAACATCTTGATATACTCTTCAACCAGTCCTTGCTGTAAAAACTGTTCGTTGCGAGTGCCGTGAGTAAAGAAAACGTTTCTCATCCGATCATGTCAAGCGGTGGGATTTCGTACATATCGATCATCGAGTCCTCAAGTTTCTGGACTTCGTTATTACCATCTTCATACAACTCTCTACCATTGAGAGTGATACCACCAGGTAGCTGAGCACCTTGGAACTTAATGAGATTCTGACCCCATTGTCTCTTGATCAGCGCAGTAGTATATTTCTTAAGCCATGGATCATTGTACACTCCAGCATAATCAGAAGGATCCACTGCTCTATAGCAGTCAAAGATAATATAATCTCCGTCAAGTACATCAGACTTAAAGTCTAGATCCATGTACAGACGATTGCCTCTCAGGTTATATCTGAGCTGCTTCTGTCCTTCCAGCAGGTAGTAGATATCTTCCAATCTACGGTTGACCATTTCATAGGTCAAGATCTCAGTCTGTGTAAGATCCCACAGATCATTGAGTCTCCACTGGTAGCGGACATCAAAAAGGTTTGTAGTATTCTTTGACGTGAAGTCAAAGATCTTGATCACAGAGATGATGTGATCAGGTACAGTAATATAGTTGTTCTGTTGTTTGAACGTTTTACCACCTACAGTCTCTGAGGTGTCAGTCTTCATCGAATCGATGGTAGCCTGATCAAACTGGAACTTCAGGAATGTCCTGATGTATCCATCCATGTGACGCTCATTGTAATACTGAATGGCGTCATCGACGAGATCATCAATCTGATCGTCGTCTACATTGATCTCCAGCACAGGAGCACCAAGCTTCCTGAGTGAGTAGTCAATAAGTTGTTGTCTTGTTGCTGGTTTTGCCATTAGATTGTATCAACGTTGAATCTCACGCGGACATAATATGTAGTTTGAGGTAGCGTGGTAACGTCACCTGGCAGAGTGTAAGAAACTAGGTTGGTAGAGTTTCCGAGTGACTGGTGATCTACCTCAGTGAAAGTATTAGTTCTAGAGAACTGCCAGTCAGAAGATACATGCCCATAACCACTCTTGATTGCTGGTGACAATACAGAAATGGTTGGGTTGAAAGCAGGTGTAATAACCTGAATCTCAGGTTGATCTACAACAGGTGTGGTGATCTGAATAGGAGTAGAATAGTTAGAAACCAAATCGTTCTGGTCCTTATATTTAACCTGAACGCTGTAAGTTTCATCAAAGTCCAGAGTTCCAGCTGGAATTGTAAAGGTAACCAAGTTAGTGGGATCACCTTGAGACAAGTCGGGAACTGTGACCTGAGAAGTATCATAGACGACACTGTTATCGGATACTCTCTTGATTAACCAGAAAGACTTGGCATGTGTAGATCCAGCATACTGAGATACAAAAGCAGATGCTGTAGCGGTAGGTTGTCTGTTGAATGCCAGACCAGTATCAACATCAGTATTAATGTTGACTGAAGTAGGAGGCTCAACAAACTCAGACTCATTAACAGTCAGAGTAGCGGCATCAGACGTTACAGTGATAGCAGCAGCATTACTTAGAACGCAGCGATATT